TCCCAAGAAGAAACTCGGCAGGCCCAGTAAGGCCGACCTTGCGGCGCGGCAGGCCGCCAAGGAGGCCGAGGAAGCCCATCAGGAGGAACTGCGGTTGGCTGCCATCGGGCGCACGAAGCTGGACGAAGGTGACTTCCTGCTTCCCATGGGCACGAACCAGTTGCATCGCATTCTGCGGATCGACGTGCAGACAATCAAGAAGCGACTGGCCAACGTGAAGCCCGCAGCCACGCTGGGCGCCAACCGGAACGTCTATTACTTCCACGAGGTGCTTCCATATCTCGTGAAGCCCAAGTGGACGGCAGAACAGTTCGCCCGGTCGTTGAACAAAGCCGACCTCCCGCCCGAGATCAACAAGGCGTTCTGGGACTCCCAGCGCTCGCGCATCAAATACAAGATCGAGTCACAGGAGGCATGGGAAACCGAGGACGTGCTGCGCGTGTTCGGTGAAGTCTTCATGACGGTCAAGGAAACCCTGACCGCCTCTATCGAAGAGATGCGCGTCAAGGCCAAGTTGACCGATGAGCAGTCGCGGATGTTCGAGGCGACGATTGACGAACTGCGCGACGAACTTCGCTCCAAACTGGTCGAGATGCCCACGAAATCCTCGACCACTTCGATGTTCGAGAAACCGTTGTTCGGGGTCAACGAAGACATTGAACCCGTGACGCCTGATTTTGACGATCTGGATGATGATTGATTTATGGCCATGCTGACCACCCGTGACCGGGCACCATCGTACCGCACGCTCGAAGATATGATCGTTGCAGCATCGGAAGCAGTGCGCCCGCCTGAACGTCTCACCGTTGCAGAGGCCGCTGCCAAATACGTGTTCATCAAAGAGAAGTCGTATTCCGGCCCGTGGAAACCAGACAAGGTTCCGTACATGGTGGAGCCGCAGCAGATCCTGACTTCGCTCGACCACACGGGCATGATTTTTGTTGGACCGGCCCGCACCGGAAAATCTCAGTCATGGCTAAACTGGCTCGCACATAGCGCTCTCTGCGACCCTGCGGACATGATGCTCGTGCAGATGTCCATGGCCCGCGCCCGCGAGTTCAGCCTCTCCGATCTGGCCAAGCTGCTGCGCAACAGCCCCAAGATCCGCGAGAAACTGGTGCCCGGTCGCCAGAACGACAACGTCTACGACAAGACGTTCCTCTCCGGGATGCGCGCCACCATCGTCTACCCATCAATCAACGAACTCTCCGGTAAAACGTCAGGTCGAAACTGGGCGATGGACTACGACCGCGTGGACGACGACATCGACGGGGAAGGCGACCTTTGGACATTGATGACCAAACGCTCACAAACGCTGGGCAGATACGCCATGAATGTCGCAGAGTCCTCCCCCGGTCGCCCCGTTACCGATGCGAAGTGGCTTCCATCATCCCCACATGAGGCGCCCCCGACGGGCGGAATTCTGTCGATCTACAACACGGGCGACCGCCGCCGCTGGTACTGGAAGTGCCCGCAGTGTGCCGGAAAGTTCGAGCCAGACTTCCACCTGTTGAACTATCCCAAGTCCCGCGACCCCATGGAGTCTGCCGAGGCAGTGACGATGATCTGCCCGCACGACGGGTTCCCCATGACGCCTGACATGCAGTACGAACTGAATCTGGCTGGGAAGTGGATCGCAGACGGGCAGCAGTGGCTCGAAGACGATACAGTGGTCGGACAGGCCCGCCGCTCGAACATCGCGTCGTTCTGGCTCAAAGGCCCCGCTGCCGGGTTCATGACGTGGTCGGAACTCGTGCTCAAATACCTGAACGCCGTTGAGCAGTTCGAGCGCACGGGCGAGGAGACTGCCCTCAAGTCCACGACCAACGTGGACCAAGGGTTGCCCTACACCCCGAAGGCGCTGGAAGCTGGGAAGCTACCGGAAGAACTGAAGGCCCGCGCTCGCCCGTACAACCGTCGGGGCACCGTGCCGCAGGGTGTCCGTTTCCTGATCACCACCATCGACGTGCAGGCCGGTGGGCGCCCCTCGTTCGTCTGCCACACTTACGGGATCGCGCCGGTCCAGTTGGAGGGCGGCGCATGGTCGGTGGACATCTACCATATCGATATGTGGAAGATCGAGAAGTCGCGCCGGATCGACGATGACGGGCACCCGAAACTGATCGACCCGGCTGCCTACAAGGAGGACTGGCACCTCCTGATCGACGAGGTGATCGAGCGCACCTACGAACTGGACGACGACTCCGGGCGCCGGATGCGCGTGAAGATCGTGGCCTGTGACTCCGGTGGCGCGGCCAGCACGACTGCCGCCCGCTTGAACGCCGCGCTCGACGGGCCGACGGTTTCCGTGACCTCGAACGCTTACGACTTCTGGCGCTTCCTCCGTGACGACCCTCGCGGCTACCACCAGCGCTTCCATCTGCTGAAGGGTGAACCGTCCCGCACGGCACCATCGCTGCACGTCACGTACCCCGATAGCCAGCAGAAGGACCGGTATGCGATTGCTCGCGGTGACGTGCCGGTCTGGGCGGTCAACTCGAACGTCGTGAAGGACCAAGCATGGGCGCTAATCTCCCGCGACACGACGGGCGGCGCGGTGCAATACCCGGTCTGGTTCGAGGAAGACGGGCGCGAGGAAGACATCAACTGGCTCTACAAGCAGCTTACGGCGGAAGTTCGTTTACCTGCTGGCTGGAAGAACACCGCCCGCCGCCGCAACGAAGCATTCGACCTTCTGGCCTACTGCGTGGCGTTCTTCCAGCACCCGCAGATCCGCCTGCCGATGATCCGGTGGGAGGCCGCGCCCAGTTGGGCCGCCGAGTGGGAGAAGAACGACATGGTCTTCGGTGGAAAACAGGACGCAGGGAAGCCTGACGCCCCGGCTGCTGCGCCGTTGTCCATCTCGGACATCGCGAGTCAGTTCGGTTGAGGAACCACGTTTTCCGTGATATACCCCGCACCAAAGGAGATTTCCGATGACCCCTGACACTCCGTTGAGCGTGACTCTGCGCAACATCGCCGCAAAGACTTCGGTTGTCCCGTTGGCTCTGACCCTGCGCCTGAAGGCGCTTCGTCGCATCTGACATGGTTCGGGTATATTCCGCCCCATTGTGGCTCGCCTCTATAACGCTCGGGGATCGGGAGTTGTCCGTGGTTGCGGGTAAACTTTCGGTCCCCGAAGCGTTGTGGGAAGACGCAGAACTGGTGCTACCGGAGTATGGTTTTGAATTTCTAGGTGAAGTGGAATCCGCAATGGTTGTGACCGGGGTGTTCGAGGAAGCGGGTGCGGGCGAGTGGGTGCAGGTCGCACCCGACTTCAACATTTCGGTGTGGTCGGAAGATCCGGCAAACCCCGTGCTCGGGACATTCACCATCGAGCGCTCGTTCGACGGCGGAACCACGGCCTTACCTCGCAGCGACATCGATGTGGCCCCTGCAACCGGCGGCCCGTTCTCGATCAGTGCCAGCGAGATCGAACATGGCGTGCAGTACCGGATTGTGTGCAGCCAGCTTGTTAGCGGCGTGGCGCACTGGCGCATTAGTTTTTGACAGACATCCAACCGTTAGTTGACACGACACCAAAAATCAACTAACGGTTGCAGGTTCACCCGAGTCGTGATATTTCGACCGGGATGGCAACGCTCCAAGAACAACTCATTGAAGCCCAAGCCGCCTTCCATGATCTTCAGATCGGTAAGGCGGTGGCAGAGTTCCGCGATCAGAGCGGGGAAGTTGTTCGCTATACGCAGGCAGACCGCCGCGAACTGAACGCCTATATTGCCGACCTGAAGGCACAGATTGCCGTTGCTGCTGGCAAGTGTGCGGTTGGACCTCTGCGGGTCCGCTTCTGATGTCGGAATCGTATGAAGATCTGCTGGGCCTCACGCCCGCAGCGCCCCCTGCGTCAGAACTGGTCCCGGCTGCCGCAGGGGGCGAAATGGCTATCGGTGCGTATGAAGGTGCCTCCCGCTTTAACTCGCAACTGATGGAATGGAATCCGGTCCTCGGTTCTGCGGACCTCGACATCATCCCCGACAAGCCGATTGGTGACGCCCGCGCCCGCGACATGCTGCGCAACGACGCCTTCGTGCAGGGCGGGATGTCGCTCCACAAAGACAACATCGTCGGCGCGCAGTTCATGCTGAACGCGAAGCCCTCGTCTGCTGTGCTTTTCGGCAAGCAGGACGACGAGTGGGAGGAAGCTTTCCAAGCGGAAGTCGAAGAACTCTTCCACCTCGCCGCCGAAAGCCCCGAAAATCTGTTCGATGCTTCGCGCATGAACACGTTCACCGAACTTGTTCGTCTGGCCGTCGGCATCAACGTGGCAGGAGGCGAAATCCTTGCGACATCGGAGTGGAAGAAAGACGGTCGCCCGTTCAACACGGCGATCCAAATGGTCGATGCCGACCGTCTGTCCACGCCGACCATG